AGGATAAACAAGAAACACTGCTGAGGCAGCAGCAACAGGAGCGGAATATGCCACACAGATCCAAGGACGCATTCCAAGACGATACGAAAGTTCCCACTCACGTCCCATGTAGCAGAAGATGCCGATGAGGAAGTGGAAGACCACGAGCTGGTAGGGACCACCATTGTAGAGCCACTCATCGAGTGAGGCGGCTTCCCAGATGGGATAGAAGTGGAGTCCGATTGCGTTGCTGCTAGGAACGACAGCACCGGAGATGATGTTGTTTCCATAAAGCAAAGAACCAGCAACAGGTTCGCGAATACCGTCGATGTCAACGGGAGGAGCTGCAATGAATGCAACGATGAAGCAAGTAGTAGCTGCGAGAAGGGTAGGAACCATCAGAGTACCGAACCAACCGACATAGAGACGGTTGTTGGTTGAGGTTACCCATTCACAGAACGAATCCCAGCCACTAGATTGGCGGGAGCGTGAAAGAGTTGTAGCCATTGTTTTGAAAAGGGTTATGTAATAGTGCGGGGAACACAGGTTATAGTATTCCTGACCTACCCTCCAGGCCAGGTATGAGAGACGTATTTTACTTGGATAGTCTCGGTAGGAGTATTAGTCCGGGTCTCCAAGATGACAAAAGGTGAGGAAACCCTCACCACGTCTATGTATTTATATTACCAGAAAAAAAGACCTCTGTCAAATCCTTGTGTCACTTGGACAACTGGAACTTAACAAGGTCTCTTGATTTAATTATGATAGGTTTGTCAAAAACAGATCATATTCTAAACTCCTCTATGGCTTCAAAGACTTTTCTGAGATACTTACGAGTTAGTTCTTTGTTTTCAATCAAAGCCCACTCACCATCTAATTCATTGTAAATCTTATTAACCTTAGCCAACATATCTACTTTAGTTAATCTGCCTCTAGGCATCATCAATCTCCTTTCTTTTTGAATCAATAAACTTGCTTCTCTTCTCCCAGGTGTCTTTCTCTCCGTAGATATGTCCACTCTTATGTTTGGGATTGATACACTTAGAACTGTCCTGTATACCACAGACGAGGTTACTTAAAGTTTCCTCATCTCCTTTCCGTCCACTATACCATGTGTGTTGTCCATTGAGCCATACAGCTCCACAAACTTCACACTCTACTCTGGACAGGGATAAGTCGGACAGTTCTTTATCAGACATTAGAAAGGAACAGCAGGGATACTTGCACCTGATGTATCACCAGATACGCCTGGTACTCCACTATTTAACCCATCACCGCCAGGAAGATTAGTAGGAACTGCTTCACCAAGCACAGCTTCAGTCAGAGCCTTTTCAATTTGACCTTTGATATTATCTGTGATTGAATCCCTATTAACATAGACATAGGTTCCACCTGCCACTACACCTGCACTTACGGCAAAGGATGCTAGTGCCAGAACATTAATAATTTTTTGCATAATCATAGTGAGACTAATGATATTATATATCACTCTCACCAAAATATCATATTTCTAAATACATTAGCATTCTATAAGGTCAGAAAATGAAGAGACTTTTTCTTCTAGCGTCTGCTTTATTCCTTGCGACTCCAGTGTCAGCAGCAGAGATTACTTCTCGCATTACAGACTCGGTTCAACTAACCGTTGACGGTCCAGCTGTCCAATCCACAAGGATTGGATCATCTTACTCTGTATCAGGTAGTAACATCAGCGTAGAAACATTGGGTGGATTGGCGGTAGGTTCTGCAACAGCACCAGCGTTGGCGACTGATGGTTCGTATGACATCAATACTGATGGACAAGCTTTCTCCTTCTCTGAGACCACTCAGATCGGAGATACACCTGTGACCTCACAGAGTTGTTGTTCAGGTGGTCAGATTGCCGCACCTAATCTTTATGGTGACTCAATCACAAGTAGTGGAGGAACAGCTGGTACTCTGGCTGGTACTCTGACTGCAGCAGGGGTACCTACGGTAACCGCAGGTGGTGCTGGCACAACCGCCATCGGTCAAAGAACCATCGAACTGAGTGTATTCCGATGATGAAACTTCTCCCAGTAGCTGGTCTTCTGGGAATTTCATTATTCTCCTCACCAGCTAGGGCAGCATCTGTTGTCCCAAACTTCACCAGAGGTACTGTTACATCTGAGACAACCACTTCACAAACCATCGTAGAACTCATACGACAGGTTAATTACACGACAGGTGAATCCTACACCGTGAGTGGTACCAATATCGCAATACCTGATAACCCAGGTCCAAATACACAGTACACACAAATTGATCCAGGTGCCCCGTTTCAGTTCTCTGAAACTTACCTTGGCCCTGGTATAGCCTCGGAGATTGAAATTGATAGGACAACGACTACTGAGAGCTTTACTACTAGTATCAGTGTGTTCACCCAGTAGTGCACTGGCTAACGCTCCTCAGAATACAAACATCGCTGGACCTTCAGCATCTGCAACTGGTAACGTAACAAACCAGGCTGTGCAGGTGTTGCAGGGTCCTTATCAAACTAATTCCTTTGGTAGTGGAGTGGTATGTCAAGGTGCCACTATGACAATAGCACCCTTCGTTGTAGGTAACAATAACATCAATGAGGACCCGGAAGCTTTCCTTACAGGTTCTCGTAACGCAGGTGTAACTCTAGGGTTCAATATACCATTAGATGGTAGTGCTATTGAACTGTGTAAGGAAAGAGCTCGAACAGAAATTGCCAGACAACAAGCGGAAGCAGACAAGGCCAGACTTGATTTTGAACTTGTGCGTCTACTAAAATGTGGTGAGGCAATGAAGGCTGGTGTTCGTTTTCATCCCAATAGTCCCTACGCTGCAATATGTGCAGATGTGATTGTAATTCAACCACCAGCTCCTCCAGCCCCAGAACCTAAACCGGTATTAAGAGATGAGACCAATTCAGTGGCACAAGAGACAGATCGTCAAGTGGCAGGACAAGCTCAACCTAACTGATTATCAGTTGTTGTGGTTGGCCTTTGGTAAAGGATTACTTATTGGAATTATTCTACTATGAATGATGTTATTTTCTCAGTGAATGCCATGGTAGGGATATGTTTCTTCATAGCTCTGTGGTACATTTACTACATATTACAGATGGCACACAAGGAGATGTTAGATGCCAGCCATGACACCACCCAGCAGGAAGAGCTGCTACAACTTTCGTTGTTTGGAGATAAACCGTGTGGTTGATGGTGATACTATCGATGTCACCATTGATCTCGGTTTTGATCTATACAAGAAAGAAAGAGTTAGAGTTGCAGGAGTTGATACGCCAGAGAAGAGAACACGAAATCTAGAGGAGAAGGCTCTTGGAATCGACGCAACCAACTGGCTCAAAGAGAAACTGGAGTCGGCTATTGCTGGTGACGATGATCTTATTATCCGTACTGAACTTGACGGCGGTGTCGGTAAATATGGCCGTCTTCTTGGCTGGCTATACGTGGGGGAGTCAGAAGTGTCACTCAATGAACTCATGATTGCGGAGGGATATGCACACGAGTACGACGGAGGAACAAAGAATATGGACCTTGAAAAACTCAGAGAGGTTAGGAGACTACACGGAACGCTCGTGTAGGAGTGCCGTCTGTGGAGGGGATGTCTTCATCCCTGACTCAGAATACGATGGCACGTCATTAGATTTCACCTGTGACATTAAACAAACATGAAACTACTACTAGCACTTTTACTTTTCACCACACCTGTTCATGCAGAGTCTGTCGAACTTGCAATGTTTGAGGAGATCTGTGAGGTTACTGGAGAGACAAAAAAAGGTTTCAGATTTAATGAAATTAAATTGCAAACTTTGCACCAAGTTTTTTCGCAATTACTTTCGGAGCAGTGAAATATTTTTTGAATCTCTTCTTACCTTCTTTGGTAAGTTGGTTTGATAACTCTTCATCAATGATGATCTTATTGTCAAATTCCCACAGAGCATCTATCTCCACCTGATCCCTGAGATGTTGCTCAAACTTTTGTATGCCACCTTCCAATATCTTCATACCTTTTGCACTGTATTGAATACACTCAACAGTGCCGTTATCGTTCGGAATGTAGTGTAGAACTGGTTTAACTTGTTTAACCTTGATCTTTTTCTTCTTAGATTGAAGTGCCTTCTTGATCATTGGTTCTAGTGCCGTCTTGGCTTGGTTCACACCAATAGTAGCACCAAGGGTTACCACAGTGGTCACCACAGCCAACGATCCTGCGGCCACAAGAGGTGCGGGATCTGGTAAGGGTATCTCTAACCCTCCAACTTCTATAACGGGGGTTGAAACTTCTGGGACTGGAGGTGTAGCGGGAAGATCTCTTGTGTCAGCTGGTGGTGTTTCACTTGCAGAATCATCCTCAGAATCCATACTGGCCTCGAACTCTTCTCTTGTTGGCACATCAATCGTAGGATACTCAATAGAAGTATCGGGAACATCTACGATTGGAAGAGCAATACCTGATACAACTGGAGGTGCCACTGCATTCGTAACAGCCTCCGGTACTACAATCCTACCTGTAACTGGAGTTGGTAACTCCTGAATCACATTACGAGGAACTCTTACCTGTTGTATCGTTCTTGGCATCTTTTGGATCAATGGCAGAGATTACGAGTGGTGCATGTTCAATACGAATCACCTGTGAGTTCTTATTGGCATTAGCCAAAACTTCTTCCATCTGTTGTTTAGTGATTCCTGCAGACCCACCATTGGCCATGGCACCTTTCTTGGCAGTCTGGACTCCGAAGGTGGCGAGCACCCCAGTGAACACGGAGGCAATGAAAGTGGGATCAAGATCTTGTTTGGGAATCTGTAGTGCTGGTGGAAGTTCAACATAAGCCAGGGTAAGAATACCACCTGACCAAATCAGAATACCCAGTCTTACAAATGTAGATAGAATGGCTAGTTGTTCTTCTTTGTCGTCTGTCGCTTCTTTGATCTTTCCAAGAATACCTTTCTTTTTCTCTTCTACCTTTTCTTCTGCTGGTTTCTTTTCTTCCATGGTGTCGCTGGTGAGGCACCAGTATTTAGAAATAAAAAAAAGGGACCTAGTTGGCCCCTTGAAATGCTGGTGTCATAATGCCACCATCTGATCCATCATCGTCCTCATCCTTACTGGCTAGTGCCAACATTAGGAAATATGGGGTGATGATGAACACTAACGTTTGAAATAGTGTCCAGTCGTAATTCATGATTCTTTAACTACTGCGATGATTGGAATCATCACCACCAAAGCCGCGATGATGAATCCCATTTCACCAGAGTCCAGGAATGATCTGACCGGTGGTGAAGTATGCACCTACAGCGGCGATGAAACCGATCATAGCTGCTCTTCCGTTAAGCTTTTCTGCTGCTTCGTTCATTGTGTTTCCTCAGTAAATGTGTTTGTGAAAATAACTTCGGGATCAGAAGATACCAAAGAAGAAATTACCTGTAATAGCGTAGGAGATAAAACCAGAGACAATACCCATCATAGCCCAACGACCATTATAAGTCTCGGCGTACTGTTGGGGTGACTCAAGACCTCTACGATTGTAGGATTCTACAACCATTTGAGGTTCCTTGGCCCACATGTTTTGTTGCCCAAGATCATTAGATGTGACAGTCATTTTCTTCTTTATGTGAAGTTATGTTATATTATATATAATTTCTTTACATTCTGTTAAGTCTTGTGATAGTTTAGAAGCTGTCACACTTCTCTGGGTT